CTTCCAACTGCTTCAATAACAGGTTTTAAGTCGGTTATGATTTGAGCCAAAATTTTGAATGACTTTGCCAGCTCAGGAATAGTTGCTTCTGTCAATGCAATTTGAACGTCCTCGGTGGCGTTTTGAAAATCTTTAATAGCTTGCGCTGGCCCACCTAAAGCCGCTTCAAGTTGGCCAGCACCTTCTTTTTCAATTCGCTTTAATGCTTTAAGAACAACATCACTTGTAATCTTCCCTTCTGCCGCAAACTTGCGCAAATCTCCTTGCGCTACGCCAGTTTCTTGACTGATAGCCGTAAGAATCCCAGGTACTTGTTCCGCAATACTGTTAAATTCATCTCCACGAAGAGCGCCGCTGCCTAATGCTTGAGCTAGTTGCGTAAAAGCATTTGACGCCTCTACAGAAGAAGCTCCACTTATCCTTGCAACAGTGTTAAATCCATTATAAATACTAGTTATGTCTTCAAGCGATGCACCAACAGGGCGCAATCGCGCAAAGACATTTGCAAGAGCTTTGTTGGCTTCCGTTTGGCTAAGACCAAATTTCTCTGATGCAGCAGTGGCTGCTGCTTGCAACTCAGTCGCTTCTCCATAGGCTTGGCCTAAAAATTGAATCCGCCTTACTGATTCAGCTCTAGCAATTCCAGCTTGTGCAGATTTGACTGCGGCAAAACCAATGGCAAGTTTGGCAACGTTTGCGCGCAAACCGCTCATGCGTTTGCCAAGACGAGCACTGTTTTTTTCAAGATCACGTAAAGCATTGGCGCCTTTGCGCCCCATCAAAATTAAAGCAGCCTCTACTCGTTTTGTGCTTTTACGTGCTTTTTCAAACTGATTTTCAACCCTTTTTGTTTGCCTTTCTGTTTGGCGCAGCGGGTTAACGGCCTTGGCGGCTTCGACAATCAGTTCTACCGAAGCCCTTGCCATAACCGCTTAGCAATGTCCCCATACTACCGCCGACGCATTTTTGCGCGATCCATTGCCCTCTCTTCTCTTTCGCCTTTCAACTGGTAATACGCAGCAAAATGAAGCAGCTCCGCATCTGTTAGCTCAGTGCGAAGCCTGCTAACGGTCATCCCAAGTTCGCAGGCCAGAAAAAACTCAAAATTGAGCCAACTGTCCTGCTTCAGTCGTTTTTTGCTTCTTCTAAGTCAACCTCTTGATTTAGGCCAAACAGAAACAGCTCAACGTCATTCAAAACAGTTTCGGGCAGCTGTCGTTGCAGCTTCGGTGCGTCAGCAGCCGCAAATGCTTTTGTTCCATCCTCAAGTTCTGCCATCTGACACAACATCTGTGTGCTGATGTCTAAGGCTTCATCTGTTCCAGCCAAGCCTTGCGCCTTTTTCCTGTCTGCGCGTGTGATTGGCTTGAAATACAAATCGACGACAACTTCGCCGTCTGCATTTTTCAACTCGAACTTGCGACGCTGGTTAAGGTCAAAAGCCTCAACCAGCAAATCAACAGTGCGACCGTTAGCAGTCATTCAGTAGTTTGAACGTATCACTCAAACTATAGCCGTATTACTCCAGGTTAGAAGTGATGGTGCCGGAGGTCCGAAAGTCGCAGGAAACAATTACCAATTCGCCAACAGTGGAAGTGATTTCCATGTCGGTAATGATCCCAGCAAAGGCAACGCTGTCAGTGCCTGATGTTGTCCCTGTCGTAAACAACTCAAAGCTGGCATCAGTTGAGTCGTTTACTTTGACCACATCCTCAATCAAGCCAGCTTGACCAGTTGCGTCAGGGTCATACACCAGCTCAATAGTTCCAGTGCCTGAAACTAAGCCACCAACAAAAGAACGAAAGGTTGAACCATGAACCGTGGTTTCATAGGTTTCTTTCGTAGTTGACAGGCTCCAGCTGCGAGTGCCAACAACCGTCGCAAGACTACCGCTGCCAGTTTCAAACTGGACTGCGCCTTGTTCTCCGCGAATGGTGGCCATGGTCAGAGTTCCTCAATGAATTCAAAGGTCACACGGACCTGAGTTTGCAGAAAGCCCTCAGGAGAAGCCGAAGCTATAACCTCTGGACCAGTTGGAGCGTCGAAGTAAACCCCCGACACAATGACCCTATTGTATAGGTCACGAATCCTCTTGGCGATAACGTAATTAGCGCCAGGCCCTACGCCTAATGCGCTGAAAACGTTGATGGTCATTAAGCCGACCATTCGATTTTGGGAATTGGTCGTTAAGCCTTGGCCTAAATACTGGCTAGCACCAAAGCTGACAAGGCATTGCACCCATGAGCTGTCAGGCGTTGGCTCATAGGCCATGTTGTGAAACACGACTGGGATCTCAGGGCTGCTGGCAAGCTCAGTTGCCAACCTGCCTTCCAATACAGATCTAATGGTGTTGAGGTCAGCAGCAGCCATTAGTTACGCCTCCTGAATGCTTCTACAATTCTAGGAACCCGATTTGTTGCAATTTCTTTGACGATTAAATCAGGGAATCCAGGAATAGTGCCTTGACGTGTTCGGTATTTGCCTCCCCAGCCTGGCGGCAAATTGTTTCCGTACAAAACCGGCTCGGCATAGTCCATGTTGTTTGTGATTTCTGCCCGAAACTTGCCTAGATTTGTTTGCCAAGCCCCGCGAAGTGTTCCCCCAGTGCCATGCTCTAGCAATGCTTTTTTAAAAGGGACTGTTTTACCTCTTACGGTAAAAAACATTGGCATAGAATCAAGTTCGCTTTGCGAATAATTGCTAAGCGAAAAAACAGGTGTTTGTTCTTTGACCTCCTTCTCTAACTCAAATGCAGCTACTTTCACAACTTGTTCAATCTCTTCTTCCATCAGATCTGCAATCTGATCAATCCTGATCTGACGTGCCATCGTTACACCCTCAAAATGAGTTCATGAGTGATCGCCGTGTTGTCCTGCTCTTGAGTTACAACACGAATGATCTGATGCACTACACCTTCGACCACAACACGATCCTTGGTTTCAGGTGCTGCCGGCAAATCTGCAACGCTGACAATTAAACGCTTGTCACCAGCTTGTATCAGCTCATTAACCTCGCGGACACTTACAGCCTCAATCACACCCTTGACTTCCGTGTCACTGACAGATTCAGCAACCACGCCAGTCGTGGTGTTGTAGCTGCCAGCTGTAACAAAACGAATTGTTACGTCACCGCCGAGCTTGTCGACGACTTTGCTCGCAGCATTTACTAGCGACTGGGCAAGTCCCATCAGGCAATGTATCCAATAACAGTGCCAGAAGTCAGCTTGACTGAAGTGATCACAAGACCCTCAATGCAAGACGATGTATTGAAGTTGATTGCAGTGGCATCGCCTCCAGCAAGGTTTTCGTCAATCCCTTCTGCCGTCAGCGTATGAATCACAGAATCCTCAAGCGCCATCAACTTCACAAATTTTGCAGTGTGAGTTGCTGTGTCGGTGATGATCGTTGCCTTTGTGGGCTCAAATCCAGATCCGTAACCCATGATCAGCTCCGTTTGATTGCGATGTTGCCTGGTCCACTGATTCTAAGACCTGTCAAGTACCTTTCAAACATTGGTGGCACACGATCAGCGCCAATGGCTCCGGTCTTGTCAGGTGTTACCTGAAGGCTGCCAATCTTGACGCTCTTGAAATCTTCCAAGCCACCAAGGCTTATGCCATCAACATTGTTTTTCAAATAAACAGCTAACTCAATCTGGGCACGTTTGACTTGATCAGGGATCTCTGTATCAGTGAAATAATCCTCAGAAATTCGAAACGGAAAACCAGTGGCGTAGGTATTGACGTACGTGTCAGGTTTTCTAACACCAGTTCGCGGCCATTGCCTTGCTTGCGTATCTGTTGCGCGAGCACCTAAAAATCTTTCGCGATCAAGCCTTTCTGCCGCAGCAGTCAGAGCACGATTGCGCGTGTCATCGTTACCAGTAGTCCACTTTGATACATCAGAACTACTGATCATCGCCTCCACAAAAGTGTCGGCTTCAGCCAGCGTTATGTAGCTGTTGGCGTTTGCGCCTCCCGCTGTTGCGTCGATTGTTACTGCCATCAGGCGTCACAGTAGAAGTTTTCTGGGCAGGCTTTTCAGAACTAGAGACTGCCGCTTGCGCAGCAGCCTCGCGTTCCTTCATCCGCCTAAAGGCGAATAAACCCATCAGGAGCTTGCGCCCTTCAGAGCTACAAAGCTCAGCACAATGGCTTCGCTTGCAGTCGAACCAACGTTGGCCACAGTGATTTTGAACGAACCAGCAGCAATGCTGTTGGCTTGAACGATGTAACTGCCAGCAGTACCGGCAGAACTGTGGTTGACCACCACCACATCAGTGGCAGAGATTTTGTCGTTGTTGACTTGAAAAGTCACCTCAGCAGCGCCAGCAAGCTCAGCGTTGTTAAGAGTGATCTGACCGGACTCTGCATTGAGAGTCACGGCTGTGCCTTTGTTGGTGGCCTGTGTGACAGTGCCGCCAGTAGCAGGGCCTACAAGGTTGCCTGCTGTTGCCTCAAAAATGGATGCCATGGTTAGTTACCTCAGTCAAGGTTGCTTGTGTTGGTAACCCGCACGATTCCAATGTTGTTGGTCTCGTAAACCTTGGTCCAGTTGCCTACTGTTTCTAGTTGTGCCCGAGTTGGGTTAGAAACAGAAGAAGAGAACGCAGAGCCGATCGGGTGATACACATAGTGCAGGTCAATCGACATTGCATCGCTTTTGGCGAGAATGTCGCGGTCAGTCTCAGTCTGTAGACCAAGCTGCTCACCAGAACCAACAGCCCCCTGAGTAAACAGGTAAGTTGCGTATTCGGTAGAAGAACCTGAACCAGTGGTCTGCACATCAGCAGACACAATCACACGCAGCCCCATAAAGGTTGGAACCTGCACACTGCCAAAGGCAGGAGCGGTAGAACCAGAATCAGCGGAAGTGTCAGGCGCACCTGTGTTGTCGTAGATCATATCGATCGCACGACGCTCCATTAGGTCGTAATAGACCTTGGGGTGCATAGCAATAGCAGTCAGCTTTTCGCCTTGATCACCCAGAATGGATTTGGCTTCAACGATTTGACGAGGGCCAAGCACAGTTGGTGTGTCACCACTTGCACCATCAACGGTCAAGCCGATGAATGCTGAGCTGGCGTTGTCATCGACAGCACCAAACACACCAGCCAAACAGGACAAAAGATCCTTTTGACGCTGGTTGGCAATGTAATCAGCAATTTTGTTGCCGATAGCAGCCATTGGGTCAGAACCTGCAGCCAAAGCCGCAAGATCCCTGCTTTCAAAAGCACGGCCACGATGCAGAACAGCAGCAACCTGCTTG